GAAGGCTCGTTCATTCAAGCCGAGCCGGGCGCCGCAGTCGGTGACGTGTTCCGCTCCAAGGCGGAAATGGTCACGGCGATGAAGTCCGACCTCTATCTGAACGACCGCGCCTATCAGCGTGAAGTCGCAGAGAAGGTCGCTCGCTCGAAGCAAGCCGGGACGATCTAACCGGCTCTTTCAAGCTCCCTAAGACCCTGCCCGCCGATCATTTGGGATCGGACGGCAAGGCCGCACAGTTCGCAGCGCACCCGTGAACTGACCGCCCGCGGGCGGGCGGCCGGTGAAAGCCCGGCCCAACCCTTTCTCCCAAATTCAAAGCGGAACACTCCGGTGCGATGAGGCCGGGCCGCGCCCGCACAACCTCGCCGCCAGCGGACTCCGATTGATCGACGGGAGCCAAAAACTCTCTCTCAATCAAGGAGCCTAATGGCTAACTCTATTCCTTCGAATCCCGGCTTTAAGGCCGGTGGAACCGCTGGCAACACGGACCTGTTGCTCGAACTTTTCGGCGGCGAAATCCAAGCCACTTACGAACGCCTGACCGTCATGCGCGACAAGCACCGCGTCTTCAAACTGGAGAACGGCAAGTCGCTGCGCTTCCCGCGCGTCGGCCGCGCAACCGCGTCCTATCACACGCCGGGCACTGAAATCCTCGGCAAGCAGATCGACCACGATGAGATCGTCCTGACCACGGACGACAAGCTGATCGCCGATGTGTTCGTCGCCGACATCCACGAAATCCTGAACCACTTCGATGTGCGTTCGGAATACACCCGCCAACTGTCCGAAGCTCTCGCCGTTCAATACGACCAGAATGTCATGCGCGCCGTCATCAAGGCCGCTCGCACCAACGACCTGCTGGGCGGTCCGGTCTCGGCTCCGGTCCAAGTCGCTGGCGTGGACGCCGACGCGACCAAGCTGTTCGCCGCGATCAGCAAAGCCAAGGAAACTCTCGACAACAACTTCGTCCGCGTGGACCAAGTGCCGGTCTATGCCCTGTTCAAGAACGCTCAATGGTATCTGATGGCGAACTCGGACAAGAACCTGAACCGCGACTACAACGGCGGCGACGCTTCGATCCGCAGGCACACGCTGGAAACGGTTGATGGCGTTCAGATCATCAAGTCGAACATCTCGCCTTACGGCACCGATGATCGCGCGAACCTCACCATTCCGGCGCGCTATCGCATCGCCATGAACACCACGGTTGGCGCCGTCTGGACTCCCGACGCCGTTGCCACCGCAGACGTTCAAGAGATGTCCGTCCAAACCGACGAGCAGATCGCCAAGCAAGGCACCCTCATCCTTGCTCGCCAGATGAGCGGCACCGACACCTTCCGTTCTTCGAACGCCGTCGAAATCCGCACCGGCGCACCGGCCAGCACCTAAGCCGGTCCAAAACCAGATGGGTCGTCCTCTTCGGAGGGCGGCCCTTTTTTTCACCCTCGCTCGAAAGGAGACGCGCCATGACGCTGGCCGCGCCCATGACAGAGCTTGAGGCCGTCAACTCCATGCTGATCGCTATCGGCCAACTGCCGGTCAACGCGATCACCCCGCAGCTACAGGATCAGAACCTCGCGCTGGACGAACTCAGAAAGATCGTCCGCGAAGTCTGCCAATACGGTTTCAAGTTCAACACCGATGACGATTACGTCCTCACGCCCGACATCGACGGCTTCATCGCTGCACCTCTGGGTGCCCTGTCCATCGACCCGATGGACAAACGCCAAGACCTGACGACGCGAAAGCATCCGACGCTTACGGGTTTCTACCTATACGACCGAGCGAACCACAGCTTCGAGATCGGTCAGCCGGTCAAGGTCAGCATCAAGTGGAGCTTCACCTTCGAAGCCCTGCCGGAAGCGGCTCGCGCCTATGCCGTGGCCGCCGCTTCCCGCCGCTTCCAAGCCCACGTCATCGGTGATCCGGTCGCCGACCGCTTCAACCAAGAAGATCAGCAGCGCGCATGGCTGACGCTCCAGCGCGAAGAATCCGCCAACGCCGACTTCAACCTGTTCACCGCGAACGCTGAACTTCGCGGCAAGCTGAACCGTCGTGGACGGGGTTGGAGGTCGCATTGAGCCTTCTGACCCGCACCCTCCCCGCCCTCTTCGGCGGCGTCTCCCAGCAGCCCGCTCTCGTTCGCTCTCCTGACCAACTCGAAAGCCAGACCAACGGTTGGTCGTCCATCGCTGAAGGCCTGTCGAAGCGCGCGCCGACCGAGTTCATCAAGCGTCTCATGAGCGCATCGCCTTCGAACGCTCATGTCCACATCATCAACCGCGATGTTTCAGAACAGTTCGTGGCCATCGTCACCGAGGGTCGCATCCGCGTGTTCGACACCCTCTCCGGCGATGAGCGGACTGTCACCGCCCCCGGCGGATGGGCCTATCTCGATGGGATCGGCGACTACACCTCGGACATCTCCATGTTCACGGTGGCCGACTACACCTTCGTCGTGAACCGCACGGTCGTTTGCGCCATGGCGCCCATGGGCGCCGATACATCAGCCGACGAAAGCTATCAAATCTGGCTCTCGCGAAACATCGGACTGGACGGCAACGGCGTCGCCTACGGGCCGGGCTCGCCCTACCAGTATCCGCCCAACCCTTCCGGCGGCTATCTGACCGGCACGGTTCAGCGTTTCGACAAGCTCCCCGAGGCGGCTCCTGAAGGCGCGATCTATCGCGTCCAAGGCGACGAAAGCTCTGGCTTTGTCAGCTACTACGTTCGCCGCTCCGGCGGCGTCTGGGACGAAACCCTCAAGCCCGGCTTGGTCAACGCCATCGATGCGCGAACCATGCCCCATGCGTTGATCTCCAACGCTGACGGCAGCTTCACCTTCGCCCCCTTCTCATGGGCTCCCCGCGCCGTAGGCGACACGACCATCAACCCGAACCCCGGCTTCATCGGTCGCCCGATCCGCAAGGTGTTCTTCTACCAAAACCGCCTGTCGTTCCTCTACGACGAGAACTGCGCGCTCTCGGTCGTCGGCGACTTCGGCAACTTCTGGCGCATGACGCAACTCGACTATCTCGAAAGCGATGTCCTCGACATCGGCGCGACCTCGACCCGCGTGTCCAAGCTCTACGACGCAACCACCCACAACGACGGCATCCTCCTGACTTCGGATCAGACGCAGTTCACCCTCACCAATGGCGAACTCGGCGTGACGGCCGCGTCCTTGGCCATCCGGCCGACGACCAACTACACCGTCAACACGCGGGCCGGTCTCGCCCCGCTCGGCTCGGAAATCTACTTCGCTGTCGAGCGCAACGGTTGGGCGATGATCCGAGAATACACCCGCCTGTCGGGCTCGGACGCCACGACCGCAGCGGACGTGACCGCTCACTGTCCTCGCTACATTCCCGGCGGGGTCAGCGCGATCATTCCAGCCGATGATCTCTCGGCCCTGTTCGTCCTGACGGACGGCGCCCCCAACAAGGTCTTCGTCTATCAGTTCTACTGGACCAGTTCGGACGAGAAAGCGCAGTCGGCTTGGCACGAATGGGCGTTCCCGGCTGACACGAAGATCGTCAGCGGAGCCTACCTCAAGGGCTACCTCTACCTCGTCATCAACCGCAACGATGGCCTGTATCTGGAGCGCATCGATCTCCAGCCGGGGGCGCATCCGAAGGAGACGACCAACCAAGTCCATCTGGATCGCCGGGCCGCTGTCCAAGGCACCTACCATCCGGCCGAAGATCGGACTGAGTTTGTCCTGCCCTACGCGCCGAACCGCTCGACCTTCCAAATCGTGCGGGGCGACGGGTTCGTGAATCGTCGTGAGACGCTGATCGATCCTGAGACCTACCAATGGGTGGCCTCTACGGTCGTCTCGGTTCCGGGTGACGAGCGAGCCGCTAAGGTGGTGATCGGCGAAGGCTATGACTTCGCCTTCGAGTTCTCGACGCAATATGTCCGCACCCAGCGCGGCGAAGCCATCACCACGGGACGAACCCAGCTTCGGACCTTCACGGTGAACTTCACCGGCACGGCCTACTTCAAGACTGAGGTTTCACCCCACGGTTTCAATCCGACCGTTGAGGAAGTGCTACCCGCCAAGCTGGCGGAATTCACCGGCAAGACCCTTGGTTCGGAGAGCCTGAAACTGAACGTCCCGGCCTATCGCACGGGCAGCTACCGCTTTCAGGTTTACGGGCAGAACACCTCGGCCCGCATCCGCATCAGCAATGACACCCACGTCTCTTCGACGTTCGTCAGTGCCGAATGGGAAGCGCAGTATCACAACCGTTCAAGAACAAGCTGACCGCCTTCGGGCGGTTAGTTTCGGCCTCTCCGGGCGCGAGCAGCGGCCTTGCTTTCTTCATTGAACATTTCTGAAAGAGTCGAAGCGATTGTGTCCGATGAAAATTCACCGTCGCAAGCAGCAAGAACTACACTGTTACCCAACGAATCTGGGGGAGGGACTTTAAAGCCTTCAGTCATTTCAGAGCTTCTGACTAGAGAGCCGTCGGCTCGATAATTGTAAAGATAGGCCATTCGCATAGTTCCAGAGGAACAAATAAACTCAGTCCGAACGACAGCGAAATCTATGTCAGGATCAGGGTCAGTATTAGTCCGGTCCGACCCATAAATAAAACCAACCCAAGCTGATGTCGAATAAGTGCCGGAGCGTAACGAAGAGGCGTCAATTAGAGTGATGGCATTATCGCTAGCTCCAACCACACGCCAATCTCCCGCGTGAGCGGCGCCAGCCACCAACGACATCGCCATCACGGCGCAAGCCATCAACTTCATTTTCGCCCCCGTTTCAGACGCCCTCTGATAACAGCGGCATCAAAATAAATCATGATTAAATTCCACAACCTCGCCGGAGTGTCGGCCGAGCAGGTCCACGCATGGCTGGAAGTCATCGCCGCCGATCTGCGCCCCGGCGACCGTGACGAAATGCGCGCCACCAGTCCGCTCCTGACCATCGGCGATCCCGATCCGGTCCTCGTCCTCATGGTGTCGATCATGCAATCCGAGGATGCGTGGATCATCACCGACGATGGCCAACCTTTCTGCGTCTTTGGCGCCGCGCCAGACTGCTCCGGTGACGGGATCGTCTGGATGATGGGGACGACCCACATGGACGACCCTCGCGCGAAGCTGGCGGTGGGCAAGGCCACCCGCCCTGTCGTCAATCTTTGGCTGACCATCTGGCCGCGCGTCTGGAACCACATCGACGCCCGCAACACCCAAAGCCTTCAGTGGCTCCTATGGGCCGGGTTCGAGATTGAAGATGTCGATCTCACCCACGGTCGGGAGCACCGACCATTCTACCTTTTCAGCAAAACGGAGGGACCACGACATCTGTGATCCAGTGACCATCATGACCACGATGGCCGTCGTTGGCGCGGCGACTTCGGTCATCAGCGACATCCAGTCGGCCAAGGTCCAGAACAAGGCCATCGGCGACCAACTCGCCCAGCAACAACAAGAAATCCACACGGCTGAGACCGCAGAACTCAACGAGCGTCAGAGGATCGCCCGCAAGGAGCAGGCCCGGATCAAGGTCGCCGCCGGGCAGTCAGGCCTAAATATAGGCGGAAGCATCGAAGCGATGCTGAACGACAGCCTCATGCAAAATTCTCTCGCCCACGAACGCATCAAACTCAACGCCGATAGCCAGCAGCGCAGTGCCGCCGCCGAGGCCAACAGCATGTATTCCCGCGTCCAATCGCCGACGCTTCTGGGTGCCGGGCTTCAAATCGGGACCGCCGGTGTCAGCGGATATTACGGCGGCAAATCCATGCAGCTTCAACAAGCTGCCGCATCGAAAGGACCGCAGTGATGGTCGATCTCTCCAGACAAAATCAGCGTCGCGGTTCGCAAGATCGCATCACCGAAAACCGCGATGCGGTCATGCCGACCCGCCGCGAAGACCGCGTTCAGGACGTTCAGGTCCGCGCCGATCTCCGCAACAGCTTTCGTGGCGATGGTCAGGGTGAAGCGATCAACAAATTCTTCCGCCAACTCGAAGGGGCGACCGACGCCTACTACAAGCACGATCTGGCCAATCGCCGGGTAAAGGCCGAAGCCGCCTATGCCGATGGCATGGCTGACGCATCGGCGGGCCGCGAAGTGGACGAAACGCAGAGAGGGGCCGTCGCCTATGAGCGCGCCTACTACAGCGTCACCGCCTCGTCTCGCCAGACCCGGTTCGAGACGGAAACGACCGAAGAACTCGACCGCATGATCCAAGGCGGGGCCACCGTCGAAGACATCGAAGCCTTCATGAACGAACGGGCCAAGGCGTTCATCGATGAGACAAGCGACCTGTTCGAACAGCCCGACGTGAAGCGTCAGGTTGGCGAGCGTCTGATGCGTTGGTCTCACGCCACCAACACGCGCGCCTCTTCCGTCCTCAAAACCAAGACCGACCGTGAATTGCTCGACCTGACCGTGGGCGAAGTTCAAGCCTCGCTGGGGCGGGGTGAACCCGTGGACGTTCTTGGCCTTGTCGGTAGCCTTCAAGAGGCAGGGCTGGACGGCGTTGTCGTTCAAGACGAGATCGTCAACGCGATTGGGGCCTATGCGCTTCGCACCGGCGATGTCAGCGTCCTTCACGCTCTGGACGATGTTCGCCGCCCTGAGGACGTGGCTCAGGAGATCGATGACGTTCGGGTCTCCGCCAACGCCGTGTCTCTCCCGACCGAAACGATTGACGGCGCCCCGCTTCCTTCAGTCGGC